TGTAATACTCAAGCTGCTCAGCAGTTAGCTTATACACTCTATTTTCCTTCTTCAGGAAACTGTTCTCCAAGGAGTATGCCTTATTGTTATTCACTGCAACAGCCAACTCATCAGACATTTTCTTATACCCATTGCAGTAATACATGGAACAGGATATGGAAGCCAGCATAATCACTGATATAATACTTACTAATATCTTTCTCATAGCTATGTAGTTGGAGTAAATGAACTTAATTTGTTGTAAACTATAGAACCCTTGAAGTTGTATAATTGCTGATTAGTATTGACATTAGTGGGAGGTGTCTCCATGCTTGAACCTACTGAATAACTCCCATTAGATTTTCCATCATCTGTCAATGGAAGCATAGCACACCACACAGAATTAGTAGCATTACCATTAGAATCACCTATTGCTTGTGTCTTTGTGTAATTTGCACCATTAAACAGGCTACTGTAAACAGAACTATTTCTCATAATAGCATTAGCCAGCTTATATATGTTGTTACCTGACATAAGATTGGTAATGCTCTTATTATTATACTGAACCATGGTATTTTGGTCATTATACAATACTATGTATAACCTAGCTAGTGAGGTGCCTGCAACAACAGATATTTTCATGCCTGAGAATAGCATATACTGTGCACCATAATTGTCATCTCTACCACCATTAGTAGGAGTATATACACTTGAAGAAATCTGACCACCATCAACAGGTACTGCACATAAGACTGCCTTAGTCTGTGATAATTGGTCAGAGTCACTAAGATATGTAAATCCTTGAGGAGTGCCACTTTCAAATCCAAAAGAAACCCTCACCTCAGGAATTGTTATTTCATATTTAGTTGTTACTATAGCAGGCTTTATATGCATTTCACTCACAAAGTCTTTTGCTTCATACCCTTGTAGGGAGTTGGTATCAAATATACCAGAATGGCCTGCAAGCCAAGAGGCTGTACAAAATTGTTTTGTAGCAGAAGGTAGGGAACCTCCTACCTTCTCTACTGCCTCTATTTGTGTCATGAATTCTCTTCCCATACTCTTCTCATAGAATTTATCGTATCCTCAAGATATTCTATCCTGCTCTCCAGTTGCTTGTTCCTCATTACAACCTCCTGTAATGCCTTGATTGCCAGCACACCAAATCTATCATATTCTACCCACTTGGTATCATATTTATCAGCTCTGCTGTGGACCATAGTAGCATATACACCACCTAGTGACAGAAGCTGGTCAGCTTTCACACCAAAAGTGCATCTTATACCATTTTCATCAGGGTGTTCCCATATATACTTTATGACATTTAATGACATCAGATTATCCAGCACATCAGGCATACATGTGACTTCCCTTTTGAATCTCATATCAGAGCCTGAATTACCAGCACCTGACTTAAAGTCCTGATATGCTGTCCAGCTATTACTCTTATTAACCAGAGCTAAGTCATCTTCCACAATTGTTGAAACCTCCAACATGCCCATCTCTCCAAATCTAGCAAGAGAACCTAGGTTACCAGCATCCTTATCTTCGTAGGCTAGCTCTGCCAATGCAGAATCCATACTGACTAACCCATTCTTTGAGGTACTTACTACACTATAAGTAGTATTCTCCCAAGGAACATACACTGAAAGTACCTTATTACCATCTGTTCCTGCACTACCTGATGGATAAGCAAGCTGGACAGGATATATTCTGTTCTGTGAACCAAAAGTAGTAGCAGCAACAGTAGATACTGTGCTAATCTCAGTGCTGGATACCTTTACACCACCTAGTGTAGTAGGTGTTGCCTTCACTAGGGAGAAAGCTGTTCCTGATAAACTAAGTCCAGCTCCTGCTGAGTAAGTTGTGTTATTGTCAGTCCAAGGGACATTGACATACATCTGATTTGAGGAATTAAGCTCAACAGGATAATTCTTGCCACTCTCAGGATACCCAATCCTAACCAATCCTAGTGTAGCTGAGGTAGCTACTCCATACTCAACTGGCTCTCCTGCTGTTGGAGCATATATGTCAGTATTGGTACCATTAATATTAATGGTACCTATCTTTGTACCTGAAGACAAAGACCTACTGAATGACACAGCATCTGCACCTGCTTGGATTCCATCAAGCTTGGACTTATCACTAGAACTCATAAGTCCATTGGCACTAGTAGTAGCAACATTATATATTGTATTTGTATCTGTCCATGGTACATTAACATAAGCCTTACCAGAACTATCCAACTCTACAGCATAGTTCCTGCCATTATCAGAGTACCCTATCTTTATACCTCCTAATGCTGAACTAGAAGCTTGAGGTATAGAAGTTATACCTCCTGCACCAATCTCAGTCCAAGAAGACCAAGAAGATGACTCATAAGCTCTAGTATATATCTTGTTTTTTGAATAAAGTACCTGTATAGTCGAAGAGTCATTATTCTCCAAGAGCACATGTAATGCAAACTGTGATACTCCAGAAGGTTTATTACTTATACTATTGCCATAATTGGCATAATAAACACCTAAATATTGAGTTCCCCTATATGTATTCAGGTCTCCTGAGGAGATTAACTTAGGGGAAGTTACACTTGCATTCCAATCATATATGTTCCCATTAAATATGATGACATTATCATCATCTATAGGGAAATACAACACATTGGGGTAACTGCCAGCAGAGCTACTTATTGCAGTAGCCCTGTCGGTAGATACATTTACTTTAAACTCTTTACCTTTTGCACTCATAACTTTTTTTTTTCTACTCTATGGTGATGCCTCCACCAAGAGAGCCTTCATCTATAGTGGCAGAAATCCAATTAGTTCCATTGTGGTTAGCTAGTACGGCTACCATGGTAGAAGAATCTAGCATTGCATACATGCTAACTCTATTAGCAGTAGTATTATTGAATGCTGAGAATGCTACTGTATTCAACCTATTGGAGCCATCTTTATATATTCCATGTATTACCTTACCTGCATTAAGGGCGGCATTGAAGCTACTATAGGGACCTAGAATAGCATCTATTTCACTCTGAGTGGATAGTGTGCCACTTTCAAATGTTTTGAGAAGCTGATAGGTCTCCTTATCATCTTCTAATTCCGTTATCATAGTAGCAAGGGCAAGTCCTTGTTTAGCAGAGAGAGGCTTTTTTGAATCTGAAGTTGATAGGTTATCAACTATATCACTCTTAGGCACATAAGTACTCAAATTAACAGTACCTCCCAACGGGTCCCAATTTCCTTCATCGTGGTCAGATGAGCTAGTTGCTGTAATACATACAACATTGGTATTTGCAGGATATGGCTTACCACCTAAAGTAAAGGCATTAGTCACATTCCAAACATCACCAACCTTTGCATTAGTAAGGACTAGTACATCAGATAAGTTAGTCTTAGTACCCTTCACTCTATACACACTGCCCAAACCTGAGATTTTGTCATTCAACGCTTTACCCTGTGCCGCTGATAAGGCTTTTGAAGTGTCAGTAGTGGTAAGGTTATTCACTACATCACTCTTAGCCAACTTCTCATCCTGCAATTTCTTACCCATTGCAGCCGAAAGGGGTGTTGTAGTAGAAGTAAGGGTTAGGCTATTTGCAACATCAGCTTCCCTTAACAAGGAACTATCTTCTACTGCTTCTACCACGTACTTTGTAGGAGTAGATATATTGATTAAAATATATTTAGTATTGTAGTAATTATCAGTTATATATAAATGCATATGTATAGGTTCTTCCTCTTCATAGCCTAATGTCACAATACCCTGATAATAATCTGGAGATTCATTAAGTCTAAAAACCCCTATAACGCCTGTATCTACAAAGCTTTTTATATTACTATTATCTAATCCATTTAAAGCATTTACTATATCCTGATGAGAGGAACTAGTACTTAGAGTATAGATGCTATTTTTAAAAAGATGCACCCCGTACTTCTTCCCATTAAACCAAATACTGTTTTCATCAGTACTGAAAGACATTAAATTAGGTGTAGCACTTTGTACACTCTTACCTTGCGCGGAAGTCTTTGTTACCGCTACTCTTAGTTTTTGTCCATTTGCTGCCAGTGCTTCTATGTCACTCATTGGCATAATTGAATTAACAATCTTCATTCTTTTTTTTTTTTTTTTTTACTCGATAATAATAGTACCTGCTGCTTCACTCAATAGGTCTTTCAACAGGATTATCTTATTCTCACCACCTGAGACAATGGCTATCATATCATCTTCAGATACTTCTTCTGTTACCTTAAACTCTGTATCCTTGACTCCCAACTGAGCCAATTTGTCTCTAATTTCTTCTATTTGATTCTTAGTAAACATGTTACTCTATAATTACTTTAGAACCTTGACCTAATACAGGTTGCCACTCTCCATTGACAAAGTATAGCAACTTGCCATCCCTTAACCATAGATTCTCTATAAGAGGCTCTCTATTATGGGAAGCAACAACCTGTTTCTTTTTCATCATTTCCATACTACACCTCAATATAATCTACAAGGTACTGACCTGAGGATTGCTTCTTAATTGTAGTAAAGCACCCTCCATTAGCAGTGCCATCCGCATTATAACTACTATAGTGACAGTAGCACAATCCAGACGGTACTAAGTCAGGAGAGGAATTAGGGGCAATACCCTGTATTGGATACAAAGCATCATTACCAAAACCAGCACATTCACCACTCATGTAAATCACTTCTCCAGCATTCAACCTTCTACATATTTCAGGAGTGAAACCTGCTTCAACCAACTGCTCTTGTGTAACATTAGGACTACTGGATACCAACTCCATTAGTTTTGTACCTGTAGGTGTAAGCACTGCAACATTAGACTTACTCTCTAGTTTTACTATCTTTTCATTCAAAATCCTACCTTGGTTGGCTGATAGAGGAGCAGTTGTAGAAGGAGAATTTAAGGAGTTTATAACAGAAGAATTGAGGAGTAGTTCAGTAATACCTGCAAAATTTATAGAACTATCATCTTCAGTCTTGTAGGCTGCCCACGAATAAAAACAATTTGCTATGGAAACCAATATAAGTACATTATTACCATCGTAAGTAATTAGTGTAAGATTCATGTAAATAGTGTGATTAAAGTCACCTTCAATACAACCAATAATCACTTTACCACTTGAGGCAGCTTTTATAAACTCATCCCAATTCCCTACAATAGATTCTACGTCTGTTGTATACCATCCTTCTGTTGTTTGAAGGTTACCCGGTAGAACATATACATCGGAAGAGCCATTACCAGTAATGGCTTTCCAGCCATTACTAGTATAGTACTTCAACTCTCCATTATTAATCCAGAGGTCACTTGTACTTGGAGCTTTTATATCTTGTATAATATCTCTAAATCTTTTCATTGCTTATTATTGTTATTAGAAGTTGCTTTCTGCTTATTTATTTGTTTTTCCTTGAGCCTTGCATCAGTTTCAGCCTTCTCCTTATCATGCTCCAGCCTTTCCTTATCAAGCTTAAGTCTTAAATCAAATTCCCTTATCTGCTCAAGTAGTTTGTCTTTGGCCTCCTGTGAGTACTCCAATTCTGTAGAATCACTGTCTTCACTACCTTTACTCATAGCCTGCATTTGTGCAATCAGTATCTTGGTCTCATTATCTCTTCTATTGAGGGCATCTTCCTGTTGCAACTTAGCTTGCTCCAATTGAGCCTTTTGCTCTATTTCCTGTTGCTGTACCTGTAATTGCTGTTGCTGTGCCTGAGCCTGTCTTTCCTGTAGATTCCTCTCATCCTTTTCAACAAGCCTTTGCTTTTCAGCAAGTGAAGATGAGCCAAACAACTTCATAATAGTCGAGAATGTCAAAGCCTGATTCTGCAAAGCTGCTTGTGCCAAAGTATCAAGTTTTGAGTTCAGTTCCTGAATTCCATTACTACTATCCACTACAAGCCCATAATCTGACTCTGCAAACTCATCCCCATCTATCTCCATCACTTTCAAAGACCCGTCTGAGAGGATATACTGAAACTTCTTTGTTCTTCCTTTCAACGCAGCCTTACTTGTTTCAAGTAAGCATTCATATACTCTCCTCTTTACATCATCATGTGTCATAAACAGCCATTCTGTAATGTATGAGGATTGCACCATACTTCTTTCTACTCCACCTACTGTCTCTCTATTGCTTACCTGACCTTCCCTTTGTTTAGTAATACCAGCAACCTCAGTCATCTCCATCTTTATGAACTCAAGAAGGTTTATATACTGCTGTATCTGGTTACCGTCAGATGTAGGAATTGCTCCTGTAGATGCATTATTCAGGGCACCTGCGATTTTTCCTGTGGCTGCACCTAGGTTACCTTCTTTGAAGCTATCCTCAACTGCAACACCCATAGTCTTTGCATAGTACAACCACTTCTCTACATCCCAACCCTTAGGCTTTTTGGCAAAGTCAAGTCTTAATAATGTTCCCCAGTTCCTTGCCAGTAGCTTATTAAGCCTGTCATGTATAACATCATACATGTAATTATATGGCTTCATCATATCTACCAAGCTAAAGGGCCTGTTGTCATTCAGATTATAAATTGAGCCTATGATTCCAAAATGGCACCTTGAAGGGTTACTGAGTCTATTGTATTGAACTACTCTTGGCCTCATATTGACATATATGTCAGTACCAATCTTTGTTCCTTCCCAAGCCTCGTTTATGTAAAATATCTGCTCTTCTTCACCAGCATCCTTATCTACTACATAGGTCTCAGGATAGAAGTTAAATATCTCTTCACCTGTTTGAGGGTCATATCTTTTTATCTTCTTTATTCTCCTTCTTGACTTCCAATATACTCTAAGTACCCTGATATTTCCAGCAACATCAAAGGGTAATAAGGAATTGGCTATGCCATCATATCCTCCTAAGGGGTCCCAAAAGAATCCTTCTGCTTCAGTATCTATTTCATCCCCAATCATGTAGTTATTGACAAATCCATACCTTTCATCAACATTGCCCATAGAGTCTACAGCAGCCTGTCCTACATGGTCAGGTATCTTCTCTATGTACTCTATATCCTTCTTTGTCAATACGTCATAGAAAGTATCAATAACCCTGCCGGGACTCCAATAGTCCTCAATGATTATCATGTCAGCATCCTCAACCCTATTGCTATATCCTGACTTGAATATCCTAACCTTCATGGGATTCAACCTTTCAACAACTGGCTCTCCTCCTACTATGTCACATTGGTACATTTCCTCCCCTGTTGCCATTGCATCTATAAACCCTTGGTTGAGAATCAAGGGCAGATTCAACTCCTTCTTATAATGATTCAACAAGGCATTGGCTCTGATTTCTCTAATGTCCTGCCATTCATAGGTGTAATAGTCACCTATTTTCTCAAGCTCCTTAGCAGCATCCTCTTCTGATTGATAAGGGGCTGAGACCCATTCTTGCAGTCTTTGTAGTAATTCCTGTTTCTTATTATTCTCTATCTCAGAGATGGCATTAGGATTAGTTATCACTACCCTGCAATCAAAAGCTCTTTTACTCTCTTCCCCCCTCAGTACATTTAACTTACTGTTCATAATGGGATAATGTTGAATCCTGTTAGGTACAAAACTTGCCTGTATCTTTTCAGGATTCAATATCATCTCAAGGTCACTCATATGAAGCTTGCCATTAAGAAGGTCATAT